CTTACATGGTTGACATACTTTGACTCTGCGTCCCATGTATGTTCCGCTTTGCAAATCGCCATCACACTTGGGGCATGAATCTACACTGTCTAAATCACCACGATGTTTTTTACCTAATGGAACGACTTCACCTTCTGCAAACGGTTTCTTATGTTTAACAGCACCCTGCTTCTCTGCTTTCTTCTTATCTTTGTGAGCACCAGCCCCGCCCATCTTGGCGTTCTTGGCAACAAAGTTTCTTGGCTTACTTGCATCCACTTTATCTTTATCGCCTTCTTGAGCAATAAGATTATCACCGCGCTTGCGTACACCACCTAATGCGGTGCTTACACTAGCAATGCCACCTGAACTAGTGCCACCGCCACTTGCGCTTTCTAATGTATGTTGGGTTACTATGAGATCATTGAATTTCATTTCTTTTTCATCCAGTTACTTGTTGGACTTACCTTATTAGTATCGTCGGGTTCTTTACTTTTACTACGCTTGGCCAACTCTTGACCATCAGTTGGAATAGTTGCCATTGCAGCTAATATCATTAAATGTTCTGCATCTGTATATGGAAATGCTACATTGTATTTTTCAACAAAACTAGCTGAGTCCATATCAACTGGCTTGGTGCTTTTGCCGTCAGCCATAGCAGTTGCCATCCAAATTCTATTTAGGTGATAGGTGCGATCATAACCGCCAATATCTCGCATCCTAATACCACCTTGACTGGCGTTTTTAAAATGGTCATGCATTTTACCATCGCCGCGTGTCTCAATAACAAATTCTTTAGCTCTCATATTATTATCCTTTCATGCTTGCACGAAGGAACCAACCATGTTTTTCGTGATTGTCCATTCGCTCTGCAAGGAAGTTGCTAAAGCCATGTTTGCCCGCTGCTTCTGCTGCATCGTATGTTTTCTTTAAGATAATGATCATTTTTTCATTATCCTGTAGTAATTCTTGAACCATTGCTTCTAAAGGAATGATTCGTGTTTCATCTTCTACTTTAGTAAGCATATTAAACCGGCTTAAACTTGCAGGAGTGTAAGTGTGTAACTTGCGTAAATTCTCTGCAAAGTCATCAATGCTGCCATATACTTCGTCATAGATGCGTTCAAATAGCAAATGGAATTCGTAAAAGTCTTTACCTTCAACATTCCAGTGAAAGTTTTGTGCCTTTAGTGCAAAACTAAATTCGCTTGCAAAGGCAATTTTAGCAATTTGTTGAAGCTGTTCCATTTATTATTTTCCGTACCATAGTTCAAACCACGCAGGTGTGCCTGGTCTAATGTTATTTGCCTTCATGTATAGTGCTTTGTCGTTACTACTCATTCCAGCTTTGTCTATATTTAGTTTATTTGCTTTGACTACTTTGGCTTTGTACTCTGCCAACTTAACAGTACTGCCCAACCCACCCATGTAACTAGCAATTTTTAATTCCTGTATAGGGTCTTCTGGAGCAAGATAACAGTCATCGGGACTATCTTGGATAATATTGTCTGATGTTATCCTAAATTGTCTCATTTTTTAATGGCTCTTTCAAATAGTTTGAGCATGGCCTTAGACATTTCATTTTCCCAATGCTCACCAATAGGTACTAATTTTGTTTCCCCAATGTTATGTGTGCGCCAATTGGGTTGTGCTGTATAGTTTGCTTCCCCACTATATCCTGGTTTAGCAATAGCAATGCTGCCGCCATCTTTAGTTTCTTTTTCAATACTTTCCTCGGCACCGCCACCTACTAGGTCACCCTGTCTTGCTGGACGCTTCATTCTGCTTAGTTCGTATATGACCGCATGTCCGTTGTCTGCACGAAATGCTCTATAACCCCAAGCCTTGGCATAACGCTGTACTAGTCTATCATACAACTTGGCACGACTTGCCGGATTGGGCTGCGGCTCGTCTGGTTCATAATAAATGGTCGGATCCATTACTTTACTGGCTGCAAATGTTAAACGTGCGGGTTTTTGTTTTTTAATAAATTTCTGCATAGCATTTAGAACTGTTGCAAATATTCGTTGTGCATCACCCTCACCAGTTACTTCTTGGCTGTTGTTTCTATGAAATTCAACTTGCCATTCATTGTTATCTTCATGGCTAAACATAATACTTAAATTGGTGCCATCTGGTAGATTTACCAAAGCATCTTGGTCGCCGTACTCACTTTTCTCCCACTTTGCCTTGTATGGATTATCAAATGCTTCCCCCACACCTCGCTCTCTAATTTTTAACTTGTCAGCAGGATTGCCACCACCAAACATATTACCAAAAGAATCACGTGCTCGTTGTTGAGTTTGTTTTTGCTGTTCTTTACGGTCCGCGGTTTTTTGTTTACTAGTGCCCTGTTTGATAGTTGTCATCATCTTGTCAAAAGGTTTGTCACCAGTGACCTCTGCCACATCTTTCTCATCCTTCTTTGGCTCTGGCGGCTTTGGAGGATTCAGTAATTCTTTGGCACGCTGTTGACTAGCGGCAGTGCGACCATAAGGACTTTTCTTAAATGTTGCTTCTTTTACTCTAGGACGGATCAATGCTGTTGATAGTCTTTCTGCAACTGGCTTTGTAGCAATGCCCATGCCTTTCTTTGTAATATCCATAAGATGTTTGATCCAATCAACTCCTAGTTTTTGCTCATCAAATCCTTGTGTCCATAATGCCAACTGTTGTTGTTCAGTTGCGTTTGGATCTTTTAAGATGTTTCTTAATTTAGAAAAGCTCATACCTGTACCTCGAGGTGTAGCTTCTAATGTGACCTTAACATGCTCATACCCTTGGAACTTGTTAACTGCCTTCATTAATGCACCAGCAATAGGCATATTAGCTTGATCTTCGCCGACCATAATAATAACATTGTCATACCTTGGCGGCTTACCTGGCAATGGATTAATTAATTCGTGTTTAATCTTTTGCAGAATGGATCCGCCAGAGACAACAGTACTAATATTCTTAGCATACTGTGGATACATTTTATGCCATGTTTGTACTTTGACATCTGGTGGTATAGGATCGTCCTTACCAACTGCATTGCCAATAAACAAATAAGGATCTCCGCCAACTTCTTTGGCTTTATTAATTGTATAATTAAAAAGTTCTTCGTGCCCTTTATGACCAACAAATGATCCAATAGCAACTATCGCAGTTTTATTGGTGTTGTCTCTACCTTGATCAGAACGAGCCGCAGCTTGTGCAGCCTTCTTCTTTACCATGAGATCTTTTTGTTTTTCACTAGTAACTTTAATAGGACCTAGACGACTATTAATAACAATACCTTCATAGTCTTGTCCTAACTTATCTTTACCAATAATATTAGGATCTTCGTCAATTGCTTTTTCCAATGCAATTTGTATAGGCTTTAACTTTTCTTCAACTTGTTTTCTAAGTTCTAAACTAGCACGATCTCGCTTGCCAGCAGTACCACTAACAATACTCTTTAATTCTTCAATATTCTCTAATGGATTAATAATTTCAGTAACATCTAGTCCGTCTTTTTGGACCAGTCTATTACTCATGAACATTACACTACCGTTTTGTCCTAATTCTGTTAGTGTTTGAATGACTTGATCTTCATCAGGTATTTCTTCACCTGTACTAGCCTGTACAACACGGAATGGAACAAGCACTAGATTAACGCCTTTTGGAAGTTCGTCATATTCGATACCTACAAACTTTAACTTGCCTTCTTCAGTCTTTGTAGCAAATGGTAGAAACAATACTTCACAAGTTACTTGTTTGTCGACTAAAAAGTCTGGGCCTAACTTAGAGTCTGCCATTTTAACAGCATTCATCATTTCAACAAACAAGTCATCAAACGATTTAGCACGGCTTAGTACATCCGTATCAGTTGTACCCTTCTCTTGATGATACTTTAGGAACCCTGCTTGATATCTTGGTTCAGTGCGGCTAGTACCCATGAAAGGTTTGCCTTCTGCGTTCTTACCAAAGCGTCCACCAAATCCATCTATCTTAACATTTAATGGAATATTTTGTAACTTGAAATTACCATTGCCATCATGAATCTCGTCTAACAAGTCTAAGAAATCAGCTGGTTTCAAATCACGCAAATGTGGCATGCCTTTTCGTAACTGTGCTTTAACTGCCGGCGCCTCTTCTGCTTCTCTCAATTGTCCTGCTGCCTTTAATTTCTTTAGTGCAGCTCTAGGTTGTCTTTTTTCAGGATGTGCTTTTTTATATGCTTCTACTTCGTTAAATTCATCTGCATATGCTTTAGCCATTTGAACTGCTTTTGGACGCATTGCTTTTAGACCTAGTTTTTCCAACATAAGGTCAACAGCTATGAATTTTGTTTGTGCATCACGGTCTGGATCATCGCGAGTAATCATTTGACTACCGGGTTCAAAACAAATGTCTAAGAAGTCATCTAATATCTTTGGTTTCTTTGATTGATCAATATACTTATTAATTAAATCCAATGTGCCCACAAAGCTCCATTGTTTTTTAGTATCTTCTGGCTCTGGCGGCTTTCCAAAGAATGTAATGAATTGTTGAGCCAATCGTTGTTCGTACTCTCGTTCTGAACTTGGTACTTCCTGCATAACAGGTAGTCCATTCTTTATCATTGGCTTATTTGTTGTAGGATCAATATATGGAACAAGTTTTTGACTAACGCCACCGCCTTGTTTACTTGCTACAGCAAATGATGCAGTATTCATATCTTCTGGTTCATCAGAAATTTGAATGGATCGTGCTTTACCACGACCTGCCAGTTTTGCAATATATACTTGTTTAGATGTTGTTCCACTCAAAGCTCTATATAGGTACTTGTGGAATACTCCCTTAACGCCTGCTTGTATATCAGCCCAGTCGCTGCTGTGACTAAATCTAAACCATTCGTCTGGTGTATTTGTTTCTGGAGCATATCGACCAAATTCAAAATCAATTTGAATCTTCATTGGTGGATCTTGGAATTGAAATAGTGCGTTGTATTGTTCGTTGCCTGCACTAAATCCCAATAACATGGAATCACCGATAACTTTATGATTGTTGGCAGTTAGGAAGGCTTTAACTTCGTCTTCCATTTCCTTATTACATTGTGTATCTATATCGCCAACCTTAGGTTTTAAACGAGTAAATTCTTTATCAGAAATTTTTGTATCGAAAAAATGTAAACTGCTGCCACCCAAGAATTGTTTACTAGATAGTAATTGCTCACTCCACAATGGAGTTTTATATTGTGCTTTAAATGCGTTGTTAATGTCGTGAAGTAGTTTATCTAGGATAGGAACAATGTAACTTCTTTGATGAACTTGTAGATTAATTTCATCTGCTTTATATGGTGCATTGGCATCGGCGGGATTGGCTAATTCTAGATTGCCGCCTTCGATTATTATTTTGGTAGGTCTTGTAAAGTCTCTTAAAAACATATTAGCTACCTAATTTATACTGGCCTTTGACGATATCATCTTTATAATGATCATAAAGTCTTTCACACATTTCTTTAACAAACTCTTTATCAAAATTATCTTCAAAACGGCCAGGCATTTTTGAATGATGATAAAACTCTTTGCAACCCTTATTAACCATGGGTAAAAACTCTTTGACCATTGCCTCTTTATCTATAGTCTTGGTATTATTGTGTTTATTGATCTTTGCGCCAATAGGATGGAAGAAATCTTTGTGTAATTTGTTATGATCGATAATAAACCAAAACAAATCATTTTGTAGTTGCTTATCTTCATTATTTTTAGACATTGATTTATCAATATCCATATTCTTGCCAAAAAATTCGTTCAATAACATATTCGTTCCTTAGGCTCATGAATATGTCCCATATTCACCTATAGTGTATTTATTAAGGAACTTTTGAATGGTTAATTAGTGATTATACAGAATTGATTGTACTGTACCGTTGTCAATAGCAATTCTTCCACGCACCCAAACAAAGTTTCCGCTGAAATTGTGGATGTCTACTGTAGCAGCATTTCTATTATCTAGGCTAGTATATGTAGTTGTAGTATCCATAATATCAAACCAGTCCGCTTCTTGTGGTGCAATAGCCAGTGTAGCTTGCATTTTGATAGTGCCAATGAAGTCGTTTGTGGCAGTATACATGACAGTGTGGAATCCATCGCTGGCACCGTAATACCCATCACCCTTTTCTAGCTGACTAATGTACACCATAGTAGTAGTAGCGGTATTTGGATAGACTACCGCTACACTACTTGTGCTGTTATATACTGGGAATTCTAAGCCGATACTAAGTGCTGACATGTTTGATCCTGATCTAGACAAGTATTTATGCTAGATCGCAGGATAAACTCCTCAACTTTACTTACATTATTGCCCATGAATAGACCAATCATTGCCAATGTAGATTGATCTGTTACATAGATATATGGATTTTGTATCCATCTATTAACAATCCACTTGATAGTACCTTTAGGTATTTTTACTTTTTCTTGATAGTTACCGATCCAAGATGCAAATTTGCGTTTTGTATCAGCATCACAACTAGATTTAAAATATACCCTATACTGATAAGTGTCATAGGGCAAATGATTGCACATGACCTTCTTAGCACTATTATTCATCAAATAGTCAAGTTCTTGAGCATTACTAGGTTCGTATACTTTCGAAATATAACTTGAAAGTTTTTTCAACATAGAGTTATACAATGATTGATCTTTACAGTAGATACTGAATATACTATATTCAGATCGAGTCTGTACTTCTCTTGACAAAAATGGCTCAATATCGTTGATAAAGTCTAGTAAAATATTTTTATGGATATGCTTATCTCTACCATATCGATATGAGTTTTCTTGACGATTAAGGCAATACTGTATTGTTCTAGCAATTCCCGATTGTTTGATCATATAAGATCCGCCCACTGTGCATTCGATCTTATATGGCCATTTACCGTAGAACAACTTAGACGTTGTCAGTTTCTGGTAGTTCATTTGTAACCTTATTAACAGGCAATACATCGATGATATTCAATGTTAGTTTATCATCACTTACACAAATTTCCACTACTCCGCCATTTGTCAACTTACCGAATAAGATTTCACGGCTAAGTGGTTTCTTAATCATTTCGTCAATTGTGCGTTGTAGAGGTCTAGCACCCATTTTGCTATCAAAGCCTTTCTTAATCAAGTACTCAATAGCTTCTGCATTTGGTTTAACATGGATGTTTTTATCTTTAACAAGTCCATTAAGTTCATCAATAAACTTCTTAACCACTTTAATCATAGTAGCGTGGTCCAACTTACCAAAGCGGATCATACCATCTAAACGATTACGGAACTCTGGTGCAAAGAATTTGTTAATAGCATCCTTAGGATCACTATCACGATCTAGGCTTCCAAAGCCAACACTGTTCTTTTCAGCATCACTTGCGCCCAAATTACTAGTCATAATGATAATAGCATTGCGACCATCTGCCTTTTTCCCGTTAGATCCAGTAATAAAGCCGTTATCCATTAATTGTAGTAATACAGTAAGTACACTAGGATGAGCTTTTTCAACTTCGTCCAACAATAGAACACAGTTAGGATTCTCTTGCAATTGAGTAATAAGTTGACCTGCATTATCTTCAAATCCAACATAACCAGGGGGGCTACCAATAAACTTGGCAACACTGTGCGCTTCTTGATATTCACTCATATCAAAGCGGATTAGTTTAATACCCATATTAAGTGCCAATTGTTTAGCAGCTTCAGTTTTACCTACACCAGTTGGACCAACAAACAAGAAACTACCAACGGGCTTGTTAAGCGATTTCAAACCAGATTGTGCAATAAACACTTTATCCAGCAAGCTATTGATAGCCTGTTCTTGTCCATACACTGTGGTTTTCATGTTCTTTTCCAAACTGGACAAATTAGCTGAGTCTTTATTGCTAACTTGCTCAAGAGGGATATTTGCAATCTTGCTAATTTCAAACATAATTTCATCGTGATCAACAATACCACCATCTTTATCTTTAATTTTAAAGCGAGCACCTGCACAATCAATCAAGTCAATTGCTTTATCTGGCAATTTACGATCTGTAATATACTTGGCACTATATTTGACAGCATCAATAATTGCTTGATTAGTAACTTTGATATTGTGATGTTTTTCGTAATACTTTTTAAGTCCTTTAAGGATTTTAATAGCAGTTGCTTCATCAGGTTCGTCAATTGTAATGCGTTGGAAACGGCGCATCAATGCACGATCTTTTTCAAAATGCTTGCGATATTCTTCCCATGTAGTACTTGCAATAACTTTGATCTTACCTTTGCCCAATGCTGACTTTAGCATATTGGCCATATCATTGCTACCGCCACTACCACCAGCACCAGCACCATTCATCATATGTGCTTCATCAATGAATAGAATACAGTTGCCCTTTTTCTCAACTCCATTAATAACAGCTTTTAGGCGTTCTTCAAAATCACCACGATATTTAGAACCAGCAAGCATTGCACTGATATCCAAACTGTATACAGTATAATCTTTAATAAAGTTAGGAACACTGCCTTCAACAATCTTACGAGCAAGGCCTTCTGCAATAGCAGTCTTACCTACACCGGGATCTCCAATCAAAATTGCATTAGCTTTGACTCGGCGGGCAAGTACCAATGTAATTTCTTCAATTTCTTTAGTACGACCAATAACTGGATCAATCTTCTTTTCTTTTGCACGATCAGTCAAGTTAGTGCAGAACTGTGCAATCATTCGATCAGATTGTGAAGTTGCAGGACGCTTGTGATCTTCTTCTAGATCTTCGCGAACTATTTCTTGATTTAAAAAACTGATGAATTTGTCTTTATCAATATTTGCTTTATTGATAAAGTAATTAGCATGACTTTCCTTTTCATTAAACAAACTAATAAAGCAATCAACATGATCAATAACTTGTCTACCACTGAATAGTACTTGTGTAAACGCACGATTCAACATGCGATCAAAAATCTCAGTTTTTTTAGGTTTGTCAATATTTAAATTAACAATATCTATTAGATCCTTAGTAACATAATTCTCGACATCTGATTTTAATGTTTTAATATCAGTACCAAATGCGGATAAGATTTCTACAAATGATTCATTGTGTAACAAACTGTATAAGAAATGTTCCAGTGTGATATACTCATGATGATTTTTATTAGCCACTTGGACTGCATTTTCAAAAATCTTCTCTAGATTTTTACTTGGTTCTAGCATTACTTAACTTTCCTTTTGTTAATTTTCTTTACCGCCATTGCCCATTTTAATGGACTGACTCTATCTTGAAATACAATGCCTTCTAAATGATCTAACTCATGTAAAAAGCATTTACAGTTGTACCCGTCAAATTCACTCTCTTGCCATTCTCCCTTTGAGTCTTGCCATCGTGCTAAAATTTTCTTAGGACGCTTAATGTTAACATAAATCCCAGGAAAACTCAAGCACCCTTCCTCCAAATCTTCTACATCATCAGTATTTGCTACCACGATAGGATTAAAAAATGCCTGTGCAGATTCTGGATCTGATTGATGTCCCATAACAAACATCCTAGCAGTAATGCCTACTTGATTTGCAGCCAATCCAATACCATCATATCTAAGCATTAGTTCAATCATATCCTTTTCCAATTGGATAGGATCTATTGATGGATTTTCAAAATCAAAATTTGGAATTGGAGTCCGTAATACTTCATTGGGGAATTTAACAATATTCATAATTTTAAAAACGAGTTAGTAAAGACTTCTGAAACTCTGTCAAGTTTGTAGGAATAGTAACATTAACAGAAACTAACATTCGTCCTTTGAATCTGTTATCGTTGACTTTTGGCATACCGTAACCAGCAACAGCTAAAGTTGTACCGTGCTGTGTGCCAGGTTGTACTTTAATATCCAATGGAGTTCCATCAATTGCTGCAACTCTAACAGTTTTACCCAACATTGCGTCAATACAATTGATATCAATTGATCTAACCAAATCATCACCTTGTCTAGTGAATATTGGGTGGGACTGTACACTTACTGTAAGATGTATATCTCCACGAGGAATTCCTGGAATACTATCATCGCCCATTGCATTTAATCGCAATACCATGCCATCATTAATACCTGCAGGAATTTTAATTTCCAATACTTGATCACGCCCGCTTGGTAGCTGAATATTGGCAATCATATCCTTGCCATAAAATGCTTCTTCAAGTGTAATATTTGTTTGTAGGTTTAATGTGTGATTTCGTTGAGCACGCTGTCCAAATCCAAAACCACCACCAAAGTGTGAGAATATATCTTCAAACCCTGGAGGGAATCCGTTGGTATTGAAGTGGAAACCACCGCCACCTGGGAAACCTTGAGGTTGCGGATTGTCATATTTACGACGTTTGTCATCGTCACTTAATGTTTCGTAAGCAGCCTGAACTTCCTGAAATTTAGCAGTGTTGCCACCGCGATCTGGATGGTGCTGCGCCGCTAAACGACGATATGCTTTTTTAATATCGTCGGGTGATGCGTTGCGGTCTACGCCTAATGTTGTATAATGGTCCATAATTGAAAAAAGGTATAGTAAATTATACTATACCTTTTGATAGATGTAAAGACTTTTATTTCTTAACTGGAACTTCTGTTCCCTCTAATTTTTTATGTACTTTGATTACTTTACACTCTTGTACAGCCTTGCCGTCTTTCATAACAGGCTTACCCGCCTTGTCCATTTTATCGTGACATACTTCTTTTTTCTCTGCTTCGGCAAATGCCATTCCGACAAATGCTGTTGCTAATAATGCTACTAATAGTTTTTTCATTTTAATTTCCTTTAAATTGCTGGTTGGGCTGCTGGGGCAGGAGCTGGCTTCCCGCCAAATCCTGTGATAACTGTAGGTGCGCCTCCAATGCTGCTTCCGCTTCCCAAGGGTTGTGCCCCGAAGGCATTTGTGACTGGTGCTGGAGAACCGAAACCGCTCGGCGCGGCACCAAATCCTGCTGAAGGTGTGCTAGGTGCTGCAAACCCGCTTGGTGATGAGTTGAATCCGCCACTTAAAGATCCTCCATTAGTTGGTGTTGGTGTAGGTGGACGGTCCCATCCTGAATTTGCTGCTTTTAGTGCTGCTGCTTGACCTTCTTTATCGCCTGGACTTGCTAACATAATACCAGATAGTGTACCTGTTAAGAATGTAGCAATTGGAATAATTAATTCAAAAAACTTCGAGTCTATTGGACTAATTGCATTAAGTGGTTGTGTTACAAATATTAAAGAATACAGCACAACAAATACAATACCAAATAATGTCAATGACAGACAGATACCAATAAAGAATTTTAATCGAGCCATTAATTGCTCTTCGGTGTACATTACTTGTTGGGTGTTATTTTCCACAGTTTGCTCCTTGTGTTGTTGCTGGGCACGACGGAACGGGCGCCGCAAAGTTCTGAGTAGGTGTTTGAGTTTGTCCATCTTTTGGTATTCCTAATCTAGGGTCTCGTTGACCCTTAAAAATATGTTCAGGACAAGTTCTTGTAACATCGCAAATTGGCGGCTTACAAAAATCCTTATCCCAGTTTGCAGGATCTTGACATGGGTAGCGGAATCTATCTCCACTACACATTGCCAAACCTAGCGGCAATACTAATAATATTAGTATATATTTAACTAGTTTATGATCTGTCATAAAATTATGCTCCTAGTACATGCAATGCATGTTGGTAGTGTGCTGTTCTATCCTCTAATCCAATGGTACCGCCATTAATGCGTTTAGTCTTTGTTAGGATATCGCCTTTGTCAGCAAATTGATTTAAGTTGTTAGTTTCCCAGAACCAGCAAGCTGATTGTACAGCACCTTCAAATGTTGCCAAATATTCTGGTAAATCTCCTACCGGTGTTTCGATGCTGTCAGCAAATGCTTGATAGTTGCTACGACCAGTCAATTGTATTAGTCCCCGACCGCAATACCGATAACCATCACCTGACTCTTCTGGACCATTGCCCATACGCCCGCCATATACACGGTTGGCAATCATTTCTTGTTTGCCTGCATATTGATTAGCAATATCGTCGTTAGGGAAATACTTAGGAAATACACGGCGAAGACTTGCTGCCTTATAGTTTAAGTTTTCTTTTAGTGCTCTAAAGCCACCGCTTTCGTGAGCACATTGTGCCATAAACGCTGCTACTCGCGGCGGAGTGTTGATATCGTAATCTGGCAATGCTTGCTCTAGTGCGTGATACCAGTAATCTAAATATGGATTACCTGGCAGCAATTGTGCCAATTGAGTCCTGCTCAAAATAAAGTTTGACATTATTTTACCTCTTCAAAAATATGTTTTTGTATTTGGTACCACTCTATCCACGCATCATTCTTAACCGCACATTCGTAATAAGTGGTATAGTTTTGTACTACAGTTTTAGTCAGTTCACTGAACACAGTTGTTTCAGTATCAATAGTCTTCAACTGTGGACATTTTTCCAGTAACACATTTGGTACCTCTGGAAACTTTCGTGCAACAGGAACAGAGGTGCATCCTGTTAAACACAATAATAATGCAATAATATAATATCTCATTTCTTGTCTCCTGGTGTTGCAGCATCGTTATGTGCCTTAACCACTTCCTTAGGCACTGGACAAGTATTGTCATATTTTGTAATTTCGCGATCTACATATTGCACAATGTCAGCACCGCGTTGCTTATAGTATTCAGTTTTTGTTACAACCTTGTTAACAATTTTTACATTTTCTTCTTTGCTTTTTTCCTCAGAAATAGCAATCTTAGCTTCTAGTTCTTTAACACGGGCTTGCCACTTTGCTTCATTTGCCATACCACCTTCCATCCAAATGCCAAGTAGCACAGCGGCTATGCCACCGTATTGTAAGGGAATTCTGTAGCTACTAACTAGCGGAAAGTTTTTTAATACTATAGATGCTCCTACTGCAAGGACTCCTGCTAGTGTTAATAGGTGCCAAACAAAGTCAGGCAAAAAAGATAATAGCCACATATCACCACCTTGTTTTTTGAATAACAATTGCTCGGGATCCGTTTCTAATTAAAAACTTATCACCGATTTTATTAATGTCGTAATTTCCTAAATATTTGTTTAAAAATGTAACTTGGCTTTGACTGCTCTCATCTAATGATAGTGCGCCAGGTATTGTTTGTTTAACATCATCATAGTCACCTATGGAAACAAATTTAACATCAATGTCTCCTGCATATGGCTTACTAAAAATTAAAGTATTGTCGCCTTCTAATGTAACATCAGTAGTACCTTGGTCAAAGAATTCTTGAATATCAACAGTTTTGATTTCATTAATTTTTTGAGTATATGCATCTGGGCTCATTGGAATTTGTTCCATAATTGATTCTTCATCAAATGGGAAACTTGTTTTTGATTTTTGATATCTAAATCTCCAATTGTAGCAGTCGGTCAGTTTACTAACCCCACCTAATAGATCTTTTAAACGAGATGATAGCTTGTCGTTTCTTTCAAATTCTACAAATACTTGATATTGTCCGTCATGTTCTTCGCCAGAACTCATATCAGCATCCAACACAAATGGATAACCTTTTTCGATAAACTCAACTAGATCTGATGCAGGTGATTTTTCTTTAACACGGAAACCTACGACAACAACATCTTGGTCTTCACCCATTTTGCTTTTGTAGTGATCAACAGTGAATACATTATTAATGTAATCTTTTAAATCACCACCTAACAAACTTTCATTTAACTTATGCGGTTGTTGGGACATCGCCGACTTCCTCCTGTGCAACTTCGTTAGTATCATTAGTCATGGATTCTTCATAACGCATAACTTCTGCCATGTCGTTAGCATGTTTGTTTTCTTTGCCAACTTGGACATCTTGCATTAGTTTTTTAGGCATTGTAATTTCTACAGCCCAAATAGGATGTGCATCTATTTTGCCTTTTTTAGTTCCTGGTCTAAAATCATCTGGACTTTTTATTTTACGAGGAATAAGTACATGTTCTTTTTTATAAACTACTTGGCAACCGTAGTTACCTAATCTCTTTGCACCTTCCGGATCTGGCATTTCTTTTGCGTCCCACATAAAGGTACATTTGACAGTATATCTACTGACTTCTGGACCTGCGACTAATTCGCCTTCATCCCAATTTTTAAAAACATACACATCTAGCGCATCGATGACTTCTTCAAAATCCTTAATGATTTTAAAAGCATCATTACTTTCGCTTAATGTTTGGATGTTTTTAATTACTTCAACAATATCGTGCATGGTGATTCTCTTTATGTAGTTATTTATATTGAAAAATATCTAAAATGGAATCAACCGTTTTTGGCCCGTTTGGCACCACTTTTGTATCTAGGTTGTAAATATCTATGCAGGTCGATCTTCATTAATGGAGGCATAATTTGTCTAGAGCTAGAAGACGTAACGAAAAAGAACAGGTTACTCGTGATCCACGATTTCAATCTGAGCAAAATAACTTGATAGCTATCAAACCTTATTTGCGAAAAAAGCAGCAGGTTTCAATAATTCCGCGGAATATTTCGCAGGAAAACTACTTGGAAATGCTAAAAAACCCCAAAAAATACATCATTTTTGCCATTGGTCCTGCGGGCACTGGTAAAACTATGTTGGGTGTACAAATGGCCATTAAACTATATAAAGAGGGGGTGATTAGTAAAATTATTATCACAAGGCCGGCTGTAAGTGTAGACGAAGAACATGGGTTCTTACCAGGAGATCTTAATGCTAAGATGGCTCCATGGACTAGACCCATAATGGATGTGTTTGAAGATTACTACCATCCAAAAGAAATTGCGGAAATGCTAGAAGAAGGTGTGATAGAAATATCACCGCTTGCTTATATGCGTGGCCGTACTTTCAAAAATGCATTCGTTATCGCTGACGAAATGCAAAATGCCACACCCTCACAGATGAAAATGTTACTTACTCTTATAGGCGAAA